CCTAACAACTCCATAGTTACTGATGTAGGTAAACCAAATTCATCCTTTTGACCAAGTCTATTCCATAGGTCAATTAGATAACAATAAAAATCACTGTGAATTGATTTAGTTTTTGATGGGTTGGAAAACTTAAAGTTATACCAATCCCTTAATAGATTGTAACCATTCATATTGCATACATTAAGTTTATTTGCATACATTTAAAAGAGAGAGGAAAGGCTGTATGCAGTTACCTTTTACTGGGATGCCTCCGCAAACCTCTCCACAAAAATAATAATTTATTTTAAATCAAAACTATTTTAATAACATTGTCCAACTATTGGCTCTGGATCATTAGTGCTATTCCAATCACCACTTTTTTGAATACCTGTACAATCATTTATAGTAATGTAATCACCAAAATAAATTACTTGTCCTGACTGATTTCCTACCATATTAAATTTATGTTTTTCTACTACTCTATCACAATTGCAATCTTTTACCTGTGAGGAAGGTTGTACACTTTGCTTTTTACAACTAGCAAATAATAGTGCTAAAATTATTAGTCTTTTCATGATTAGGAGATTTAACTACCCTCCTTAATTAGTGCGTTCATCTACTTCAAAAGGAGGGAGTATGTTTAAAAGGAACGCTAATTTAATTTTTTAATTGATTGATTATCCACTTTTGATTCTATTTCGTCAAATAATTCTGCACTTACTAAGTCATAATCATTTACATTTGCTTTGCTTATAGCATGATCACGATCATATGCCATGCCTATCCAGTATCCATACAGTCCATTCTGCAGGTAAGTAACTTTCCAATAATCCATAATAACTTCTATATTTACGATTTCAGAATATTTAATGCCACATTTCTCTATTGCATGTAGTTTATTATCTGCCACTCCTTGCCAATAACCAGGGAATCCATCTATAACAAACTCAATTCTATACAAACTCATTGCTTATTCTTTATTTCATTTCTAAACCATAACGCGATGTTATGTTGTTGTTCAATAGCTTCTAGTGATGCTATATCCATGAAATGCCTATCAAGGTTCCGTATCATAGAAATCAATGTATTAGTTTTCATTTTAGTAAGTTGATTAAACGGTTGATCTTCTAAGTAATCAGCTAATACTGGCAATATACTGATAGCTGCTGTTAGTTCTATTTCTTTTGTTTTCATCTTATTCTGATTTAAAGGTTTGGTTGTAATATTCTTCGGAATTTGTTGTAGGTAAATAATTTATATAACCAATTCTATAAGCAGATGTTATCTGCTCCTTCTCCATTTCTTTGGCTTGTTCAATTATTGCTTTTTTAATTTCAGGAAGTAATACATCCCAGTTCTTTAGCATACTTTCAAACCATTCTACTGCTGTATGTTTCATCTTAATTATTTTTAGTTATTAAACCTAGTAACACTATTACTATAGACATAAGTGTCAATAAAGCGATTAGTTTTAATGTCATGTCGGTTAGTTATTAGTTACACGCTACTCTTTATAACTATACATTTACGGCCAGCTATTTCTTCAAAGCGCATTTTCTTCTCGTCAAAGTGTTCTGTAATCTTATAATCTAAGATGTCATCCGCTATAATCATACGATCCTGCGAAACTCCATTTATATAACCGTTTATTACTTCGGCTAACATTCTTTTAAGTCCTAACCTATCTACAAAGGTTAAACTCAATTCCAAGCGTTTAGGTTGTATACTCATGTCATTGTGATTTTAAATGTTCCTAACTGATAATGTCCACTTCCTTTCAACTGGTTTCTTTTCCATAAGGCCAACTGTCGCGAAGGGAAATAAAACGATTCTACTAATTTTTGACCAATGTGGTATTCAAGTCTATACATGTGTTCTTGATTTCTAAGATTCTTAAATAAAGCTCTAAATTGAAACTTCCTCCTTTGTCCTGTGGAATACTTTTATTTTTCCAAAAACGTACTATGTGCATTATATTCATATCGCATTATATATTTGATCGTAAATAGGTCTAGCTGCTTCTATGCGTTCTTTTATGTCTTGAATGATATCTTCATCCCTTTTTACAATAAAACGCTTTACACGTGAAATTTCGGGTATATGATCGAATCGTAGTTGACTATCTACTATTCGCTGTGCTTCATCTTCTATTTCTGCCATGCTTTTAGATATATTACTACTGCGTTCCATCAACTTGTAGGTTAATCTTGTTACTTCATTTTGTATCTGTGCTTCCGTACAAGATAAAAGACAGTAAACTAATTCAGACTCACTCTTATCGGATAACCACATATAGGTCTGCAATTGATATAGATAGGATTTATTCTTTAAATCTACATCAAAAAATGGAAAACTATCTGCACTCCAACTGTTTTTTATGTCCGCTAAGATGCTTTGGTTTACATCTGGCTCACCAATCGCCCAATCATTAACTAATCGTTGTTTAGGTGCTTCAGGATCAATATCCCATCCTAATACTCGCTTAGCTAAATATATGGCATCTTGCTCTAACTCTATTCCCTTTTCAGTATACTTAGAAGTAAAGTTATGCTCTATACCATACTTGTTAAATAATACTGCCTTCTGTATGCACTTCATTGCAGTTTCTCCCCACATATCAGATTTACTTCTGCCCTGTGTCATTAACTCACCTACTTGTGATGCTCTTACTATCCATTCGTGTTTCATAACTCATCATAATCAATTAACCATTCACTTTCATTGGTAAAGAAATCCTCAGTAATTTCTTTTATAAACCTTTTTTCATTACGTGCATTTATGTTTATTACGTGGCAGTAAGGTTCATATAATAAAACCTCCACTATCTCCACATCTATACTCTCTATTATTAGATCTTCTACATCAATGGTCTTTTCATAACCATATACATACTTGTCTAAGCGTGTATTAACTATCGACACATTGAACTCTACAATGCATTCTAGTTCTTCTCCGTTGCGTTCTAAGTACATATTGGCATTGCCACTCTTCAGCGAACGATACTGTAATTGTAATTGATTTTTCATAACGTTTATTATTGATTGACTCTACAAATATAACACTTTATTAATTACTACAAAATAAAAAATAAAATATTTTTCAGTTAGTAGGTAAAAGAAAGCCCCATTTAAGGGGCTAACTGTCAATCTAAACGTATCTTGGAGCAACAAATCTAATCATTAGGATGAATAAATCCTATTAATCTTAAACCTTTTTCTGCTGACCAATTATATTGTCTTGTTTTTAAAGCTACTTGTATTCCCTCTCTGCCACCTTTAGCATTAGTATTGCCTTCGATAGTTTTAAATGAATCCTCACTAACTTCTACAACAATACCTATATGTCCTGTCCATTGTGGTTGCCCATTTACTACGGATCGCCACACAACCAAAGAACCAGGTACTGGCTTTACTTCGCCTTTTCTACCTGCTTTCTCATAGTTTAGATAGGTTTTAAATGCCGATGCACTAAACGGTTTAACATCTTCTCCTGCTTCTTTCCATACTAACTCTGCAAAGTATGAACACCAAGCTTGCCCCTTCTGGAATCCAACCTCTTTCATTCTCTTTTCAAAGTCCTTATTTTTAAAACCCGAGTTGTTAGGTAGTTCTTCTTGTCCTACATAACCTTTTGCTATTTCTACTATTTTACTCATCTGTAATTTATTTGTGCAAACCTTCCATTAACTGCTTCAAATGTTGTTTGTAGGTCTTTAGGCAATAGATCTATACCAAAGGCAAACATATCATAACAAGCAAGTATTTTCTTAAACTTAGTATCGTAATGTTCACAGGCAAATATAGCATCTATACGGTGCTGGAAACTCATTACAACATCGTGTCTAAACTTCTCAAACAATAAGATAACAAAATCAGCATCCTCTTTAGATATACCTCTATTTAACCAATGATTCTTAGTTGCTTTTATATAGTCGGAGTGCATTGCATACATAGTATCTAACATCATGCTTTTTAACTGATCCATACCTACCAGACTAAAGTCCTTTTCTGCAAACTTCTCAAAGTGTTCATCACATATTTCACACTTATACTTTACGAAGTCTTGACACATAGCAGTCTTTGTCGCATCGAAGTTTCCATGTGTGTAGAACTTTAAAAAGTATACTTCTTGCTTTACTCGTTGTAAGGTGTTGAATATATCGTGTGATTTTAAATCTTTAATCTCTGCCCTCTGTTTGTTTCCTATTCTGCTCTTTATATATAGATTTATATTCTTTCCGAAAAAGTAGAACACAGCTATAATAATAAACAGTATAAACAGCAATAGAGGTGGTAGTCCTGACTCAGTTATAAAGCTGAATATTTCCATTAGATATTAGTTTCTTGTTTCTCTACAAAGTTATTTACTAAACACCATTCATATAAATCTCTAGGTGACATACGATAGTTTTCTTTAGCACCCCATACCCAAGCCACAAACTCTGAACAGTACATACGCTGTCCTTCGTCTTTTTTCTTCTTCCAACTACCCGTTAAAAGTTCTATCGGTTGCTTAACTATCAATCCCTCGAAATCATATGCAGTATGCCCTACTTTAGAAAGTGCCTTAATTGCTAGTTCTTTTTCGTTGTAATCGTTTATTTGACGATGAACTATGTAATCATATTGGTACTTGTCTTTCCATTCCTTAAACGGCCTTAAATTAACTCCATCTTTTTGAGCATCTATTATATAAGGCTGTCCCCAACACTCCACGAAAAGCGCAGAGTGTGAGAACTGAGACCTTGTAAATGCTTTAATAAGTTTTGGGATCAATCTCTTTCCAGAGCAATGTAATATATCTCCTGTCTTAAGCATTATTTAATGGGTTAGGGTAAATTACTTCAAATTCTATTGGTTCACCCAACACTACATTTAAGCTGTCATCATGCTGTATATACCAAAAACTTGGACTATTTAAAGATGCTTCTTTATATTCAACCCAATTTTGTGTAACATCATCAGGTGAAATAGGTATTCCATAATAAGCATCACATGCTTCACGTGCATTAATAGCTTCTTCTTCTGTATTATATTTATAGCCTATCATTAGTAAATTGAATAGAATGTGTTAATGTTTGAATTTATGCCTGTGAGTTGTGCGTTTTTATCGGCATGATACACTATTAACTCGCATATACCACCAACTAAGTTTGATATACCAGATCCTAAAGATCCAATATTCATGTCATAAGTAGCATTTGAAGAAGATGGAGTTCCATTAGATGAATTATTTTGTATCGCTGTACCATTATTTATATACATTTTACTTCTATTAGATGCAGTCGAATTTGATGGATCCCATTCCATTGAATACATTGTTAATGTACCATTACTTGTTGTATTGTTTGCACTTAAATTAAAACTTATTACACCTCCTGAACCATTTACTGTGTAATCATTTAACGCCCAGTTAGGGGCTGTTGACAATTGTATACCAATGGTTGACGTATTACCTCCGTTATTAGACATAATAGATCTATACGTATCGCTTGATGTCCTGTAAAACACAGACATTACAAATGATTTTGTAGTGCCATCATGCAATGGTTTAAAGTAGTTTTGTGAACTACTTATAACTAAATTATGCCCATTAAACTCTAAAGTCGGTTTTGTATTTTTAGTTAATATAGTTCCAGATGTAACTATTCTTGGTTGTGATCCAGCACTTGATTGAATAGCATTTTTATTATTACCACTTTGATCGTACCATGTAGTAACAAAACCATTATTAGCACCTACAAATGTAGTTAATGCAGTTGTATCCAAGTTTCCATTGCTATCAAATCCAATGTTTTGCTCAGTATTATCGGATGAACGCCTTACACGTATAGCATTACCAGTATAAGTAGATGATAACTTTCTTAAAGAGTAGGCTGCTGCAGCTCCTGAATAAGTGTCTAATAAATAGCTTTGTGCTACTCCAAATGCATATGGATTAATTATCATTCCCATGATTATGCTCTTGTGCCGATTAAAGTAACTTTTAACCCTTTTGCAGTTCCATCACCTACTTGATCAATATCAATAGTCACTTCTGCATCGTCAGCTAAAGCGCTGTCAGAAATTACCGCTGCTGTTGCTGCTGTTGTACTTGTTTTTTCCGTGTTATCAATCGTTAACTTAGTAGATAAAACAGATGTACCATCTTCGTTAATGTCAACAGTAAAAATAGAACCACTTGTTTGAGCAGTTGATAAAGAAGCCCTAACCGCTGTTAACGTCATTGCGTAAGGCATTCTAAACGTAACCTTTGCAGTTCCTGTTGTTAAAGCTGTAGATTCATCGGATGCTGCTACTTGTATCTCAGTTGGTAGTGCTGTTTGTGCGTATGTGCGAATGTTTGCCCCTGTAACACTTTTAGAAGTATATGTACCACCACCTGCACTTTCCGAAATTGCTACTAAATCAGTTGCTGCAAGTGCTGCACCTTTTGCGGTTAATTCGCTAAACTTTTTTTCTGCCATTTTTTATTATTTATCGTTCATCAATTGTATCTCCCCACCATGTGGTATCGTAAACTTCTCCCCATCCTGCAAGATCAACGCTTGCGCTTTGAGTTAAAAGAAATTCATCACTTTCAGTTTCTAACAAAAAAGCTGATGACTCATCCTTAAAGTTATCTCCTTCTTCATTCGCCTTTCCATAACCAATAAGGTTACTTACTGCTGATCCCCATCCAATGCTATTTGCCATCTTTAACTGTGCTTAAAAAGATTTGCAACTTAATTATGTTCTCCTGTTTAGGTTTGTATGCCATATTATATAAACCAACCAATGTTATTATTGTTACTATCTGGAAAAACGTCCCCTGCTCCATTTGAGTTATACTCAGGGAAATCTATGCTATTGTTTCCTAAGAAATCAAGCAGTCTTTCTGTGTATTGTTGTGCTAATATCCTTTCTTTAGATATAAGGCTATCAATCTCTTCTTTGGTAGCTGTATCCGAATTCTCAGAGTTATGCTTGTAAACACCTTTATTTGATATTGTATACGCTGTATTAGGTAATAGTTCAACCATTGCGTAATGAATCAAACAAGGCTTA